GGCGAAGAAGAGCACGGTGACATGGACATGGACATGGACATGGACATGGATGAGCCAGAAATGGAAGAAGAAAGCGTCGAATATGATCTTGATGAAGAAGTTGTCGAAGAAGAAGATGACGAAGTTGTTGAAGAAGCAACTAAATTGTCAGACAATGTTGCAGATCCAAAAGGCGGCGAAGGCGAAGGCGAATCTCCATTCACTAAAGCACCTAAGCCAACTCAGGTAAAGAATGGTAACACAGGCCCTGTCAAAGCAAAAGATGGCAGCGCAGGTAACCAAGCTGCACCTTCTAAGAACGACCCAACACATCACAACATGAACATTGAACCTAAAAAGGCTTAATTAGTTGGAGAAAACGGTGCGTAAGTTATACGAATACATGAGTCCAGAAGCAAGCAGAATTCAACTGCTTGAGTCTGACGACGGAAAAGACTTGTATATGCAAGGATTATTCATTGAAGGTGATGTACAAAACCAAAACGGTAGAGTATATCCTAAAAATGAAATCCAACGTGCTGTTGAAAGTGTTAATAAAAGATTAGGTACAGGCGAAACTGTAATGGGAGAGTTAGATCATCCAGAAGAGTTACAAATTAACCTAGACAGAGTAAGCCATATCATTACAGAAATGCATTGCGATGGTTCAAACGGCTTAGGTAAACTTAAGATTATTGACACACCGATGGGGAATATTGCGAAAGCACTATTAAAAGCAGGCGCAAAATTAGGAGTCAGCAGTAGAGGAAGTGGTAACGTTAACGAAAGTGGTCGTGTGTCCGACTTTGATATCGTTACTGTTGATATTGTAGCACAACCTAGTGCGCCAAATGCTTATCCAAAGACCATTTATGAGTCTTTGTTTAATATGAGAGGCGGTAGCATGATACATGATATCGCTGTTGATTATACACACACCAAAGATAACAATGCTGAAAAGCATCTAAGTAAACAGATCGTTAACTTTATTAACGAATTAAAAAAGAGGTAGGAGACTACTATGGCAGTAAACTTTAAAGACCTGATCGAATCAAGCGAGTTGAATGAAGAAACTCGTCTAAGTATCGTAGAGGCCTGGGAAAGTCGTCTTGCCGAAGCTCGTGAGGAACTTGCAGCAGAACTACGTGAAGAATTTGCACAGCGTTATGAACATGACAAAGGCAAAATCGTAGAAGCAATTGACAATTTTGTAACAGAAAAAGTCACAGCAGAAGTTGCAGAACTAGCAGAAGAAAAGACTGCTCTAGCGCAAGAAAGGGTAAAATATCGCAAAGCCATTAGTGAGCATGCTAAACTACTTGACAAATTTGTAACCAACATGGTAGCAAAAGAAGTTAAAGAATTACGTGCAGACAAAGCTAAAGTAGCAGAACATGTTGCTAAGTTAGACGAGTTTGTAACTGAATCGTTAGCTATTGAAATTGCTGAATTCCACGAGGACAAAAAGTCGCTAGTTGAGCAAAAAGTCAAAATGGTTCGTGAAGGCAAAAAACAACTTGCTGAAGCGAAAAAGGACTTCATCTCTAAAGCTGCTGGCAAGATTGAACAAACAATCAATCGAGTTATCAGTGAAGAAGTTAAATCTTTCCGTGATGACATTACTAAGGCACGTGAAAACGACTTTGGCCGTAGAATTTTTGAGTCTTTTGCAAATGAGTATCAAACAAGTTACTTGAACGAAAGCAAAGAACTTAAGACTTTACAGAAAACACTAGCCAATATGGAAACCAAACTTAACGAAGCAACTAAAAAGATTGACGCATCTTCGGAAGCTGCAAAACTTACAGAAAGCAAGTTAAGAATAGCAGAAGATCGCTATGCTCGTAAAGAAAAACTTAACGAACTTATGGCTCCATTAGGCAAAGAGAAAAAAGAAATTATGTCCGATTTACTTGAAAGTGTTAAGACAGATAAACTAGAAGCTGCTTTTAATAAGTATCTTCCTAGTGTATTAGATGGCGAAACACCAAAAGTGAAAAAGGCATTGTCAGAATCAGTGAAAAAAGAACACACTGGTGATAAGGCTGTTGCAGTAAAAGCAGAAGCCGCTGACGAACCAGATAATGTAGTCGAATTAGATTATATTAAAAAATTAGCCGGACTTTCAAAATAGGAGACATCAATGGCAAATTTATTTGAAAGCAACTGGGCCGCAACCAAAGAAGCACTACTCGAAGGGGTTACTGGCAACAGACAAAGATCCCTTGATGTGGTCCTCGAAAATACTAAACGCTATTTGTCAGAGGCCGCAACAACAGGTGCAACAGGTGCGGGTTCAGTAGCAACCCTTAACAAGGTAATGTTACCTTTAATCCGTCGCGTAATGCCTAGCGTTATTGCAAACGAATTAGTTGGCGTTCAGCCAATGACTGGTCCAGTAGGACAAATCCACACACTTAGAGTCCGTTATGCGGAAACTGGTGGTGGCGCAACAGCTGGTGATGAAGCATTATCACCATTTAACCTAGCTTCTACTTACGCTGGTTCTCCAGATGCTACAGCATCTGCTGAAGGAACACCAGGTCGTAAGATGAGCATCCAGATCTTAAAAGAAACTGTTGAAGCGAAAACAAGACGCTTAAGCGCACGTTGGACATTTGAAGCTGCACAAGATGCAGAAGCAATGCACGGCGTTGACGTTGAAGCTGAAATTATGCAGGCTCTT